GTGGAATCGCCTTGAGAAAAAAGACCACGTCTTTGTAAGACAAACTCATCTGGCATCTTATCTTGCTTTGAAAAGTTGCATTTACGACAAGCTGCTACAAGATTCTCTGGATCATCTGTGCCGCCTTTGGCTACTGGAATGATGTGATCCACAGTATTGGCTTCCATGCCACACCAATAGCATTCACGTCCATCTCTGTTGAGTATGCGTAGGCGTAGCTTCTTCCATGTAGAGCTGTTGACCTTTCGCTGTGAATGTAGAGTCATCAATACCACCCATGCTTTTGATGGAATCTCCATGCGTTACACATAGACCCAAATCGTTTATCGATGTACTTGATTGAACTGTCAATCTGGCGATAAGGATCTAGATTCCTGTAATGCTTAGACTTCATCTGTCCCAATCCGTAATGACTTCCATTAATTGCTTTTGGATTCCATCGAGATTCCTTGTAGATAATCTTAGATAAACACAGATATTGATGATAATTAATAATCCTTGAATGTGCATATAAACGATATTGATCGATATCACTAGCTTGTGCGGGTTGCACGTTTATTGCTAAAGAGCCTAGCAATAGGCAGACCTGTAGCATTAGATTCACTACTCGCTGCGAGCTACACCGGCACACCGGCTCTCGCGAGAGCATGAATCGTACCGACCTAGTCAAATACATTTCAATATTGTGGATAAGTTCAGCGCGTCTAGGGCGTGTCGTCCACAGGTTATCCACATCATTCATTTTGAACCGCCCCAACCTTTGCCCTTAAAATGAATGGGATTTGCTGTCCAAATTCTTTCCATTGGAATGTCGCATCCATCACAATATGGATTTCGTTTAAGAATATCGTCAAAGGATCGCTTTACCGTTTTAATTTTCATGCAGACTTCGCATCTATAATCGTATTCCGGCATTATTCATCCCATTCAATATTGTTCATGGATAGCCATTCCAGCCACGTCCAAATCATCTGGCGTTGGCTCTTAATTCAATTCCCATGATGCCACAGCTTAAACATTGAACCATGACGGTTTCATCTCCCATTGGGAATTCTTCCTCAAATGACGCGTGATTCGTCACTTTCTTTTCTGCCCTGCATTGGAAGCGTATTTGTTCCATGTGATGATCTCCTTAGATTCTCAATTGGATGAAGATTGTATTGATCTACCCAGTAAGTTGGTTGGTCGCGCCTGCGCCATTTCTTATTCTTAGCCGCAAAAATCGGTATCCAGCCTTTTAAGGTGTAGTTTGGGCTTTTGCCTGTGACGAGAATTGCGATGTCCGTATTTCTATCCGAGTCGTAGATAATGAGGCTTCCGGCGTCATACTTTGTCCATTTGACTTCGATGATAGATCCAACATCGGCTGTCCGTTTGAATCTCGAAGCTCTAGGATTGAAATCAACAATTCCAAAGTATTTGGCGACAGCGAACTCAGCACCGATTGATTCAGCGACTTCAAGAATGTAGTCGTGAAAGTTGAGAGTTTTGTTGTATCGACTGTCATGATCCGGTTTCCCATCTATTTCCTCAACTCTTTCAATTGCAACCCTAGCTGCATCCCATTCTTGCTCATGTGTAATTTTTATTTTCACTTACAAGCCTGACAGAGCCAAAGCAAAGCCAAACCCTGCTTTGCAACGTAAATGCCGTGTTCACTTGGTCTATTTTTTTCGCATCCATCACAAAATTCGATTGGAATATCATCCTGATCACGAATAACCGTTCCATCGACTTCAATTACAATCTTTCTTCCATCTGGCATCTGCATATGTAATCCGCTCATAACTGCTGAACCCACTTTCCTGAACTGTGCAATGTAAGCCACATTGGTGAGCATTGTTGAGCCTTAGCCTTTTCGCTGCATACATAGCCCTTGTAATCCTTGCCAGTCTTCGGCGATGTGCCTTGTTTAAGAATCATGTGGCCGTGAGCACATATTGGAGATTCTGCTTCAATCTCTCCGCCTAATTGTGATTGAATTTCTTCAACAGCTGATTTGGCTGTAGTAAATCCTTCTTCCCAAATTGGTTTAGCCCACGGATCATCTTCAACAAATGATTTTGGCATGTGTTCCACCTGCTCCATGTTTTCTCTTGATGGCTTTTCTTCAACGCCCAAAACCACAGATGCACATCGACCAATTGCAGAGCTGACCGTGTCTTCTACATACCATCGTTTCATTTGTGCGTTATATGCGCCTACCATGCCATGTGCGTAATCAATGGCGGCTGGCTTGTCATCTTCGTAATGACGATAAATCCGGCATTCAATAAGAATAAATCCCTTTTCGGGTTGCCAATCTATGATATTTGTTTCTATGCGGTTGGTTGGATATGTCGCGTGTAATCGTTGAACCTTTTGATTGACTGTCTCGTAATTGTCTAGAAATCCCATTATTGGATCTCCGCTTTTCTACGAGAGGCTATCTTTCCGCGAATAAATCCTTCGCGCTTGCCTTCTTTGAGTCCGGCTGAATAGCCACCGATAAAGCCTAATAAGACTCCTAACAGAATCCACATGGCTACTTCTCGAAATGTGTACATCTTGTCTCCCGATCCGAGAGCTACTGAACTTCGCTCCCTGCCATAAGGGTGAACCAAGATGCCGACATGGTCAACAATCACGCTCAAATTAGGGCGTGTCGTGCCTAGCTGAAAAGCTTTCCATCAACGATGAACGACCCATCCTTTTCAATAGGAATAATCTGTGGACTGACCTTTGAGCCCTCAATCCTCAAAATGCCAAAGCCTTGAGTCCAGTTAGCTGTGCCTTTTGTGTATTTTGCGCTAGAAAATTGCATGAGATTGCCAACTTCCATTCCGTACAAAGTCCGTCCCACCTTAAAACCGCTAGATTCTGTATAAGTCATAATTCCAAGCCTGTGAGTGTGACCTTGTACGACGGATTTACCATGCTGTCGTGCAGCTCTTAATGCGGTGGCTCCGGCATTTGGAGTCGTACCTTGTTCATCACCGTGTATTGCAATCCAATTTGTACCGGCAATCTCATAGGGTTTTCGATGGAATTTAATACCCATCTCATCAAGTCTCATAAATCGTTCAAATCTCAATTCTTCAAGTTCCCGCAACGCTGGAAGTCTTGTAGATAGGGAATTAAATAATCGATCCGTGTGATTAGATCTGACCATATTGGCAATTGGTGCATGGCGAGTCAATTCCCACAATAAATCTACGCAAGTATCGCGATCTTGGCCAATAGTCGTTTCGTACTCTTCAGCTGTGCCACGACTCCATTTGCTTATTGTATTAAAATCAATTTCATCGCCAATTAGTATGACTTCATCTGGCTTAAAATACTTGATAAATTTAGCCAGCACTCGGGTCGCCTTGATGTCATGAAATGGAACTTGAAGATCGGACACCACGACGATTTTTCTCATTCGTCGTCGTCCGTAAATTCCGAGTCGGATATTTTTTCAAGCGGTTTTATTGGCAAAATCCAGTCCGGAAATGAGTCTCTATCTGAGAGAAGCCAAAGGGCATTATCTACTGAAAAACCTGCACGGCGTAAACTGCTATACCATTCATGATAACAAATTGCATACGCATCAAGAGCTGAGTAAGTCTCGAGATCAATAGTTTTCTTTTGCCGTGGTTTTGCCATAGCCTAATTTTAATGGTTAGTCAAGCAATTTTTGGTATAACGCGTCTAGCCGTAGTTCTATGCGATTGACTTGATCCTTGAGGCTTGAGCAGCCATTGGGAGAAAATTCACGCATGATTGATTTGACCATGTGGCGCATAACGGAATAGACGGCGGTAACTGTAGCAATTGCGCCAACAATAACCGCCGCCCATGCGTCCGGTGTCACTTCCCCTTGACTCCGAATTCTTTATCGTCTGGGTTTAACCATCTGAGAATTACTGGAAGAATAGAAGCTACTCCAGCTCCAAGAACTGCTTTTGGATCTGTTACGCCAGCAAGGTAAACAGCTATGCAAGAGGCGAGAAAAGCCCGTCCCCACGATCCTACCATTTTTTGCATCTCTTTCATTTTTTGCCTTTCTTCAATAAACCTTTACCAGCTGGATGTGATACTTCAATTGTTGGATATGCGCCTTTATATGGGACATATTTTGGACGACCAAATCCAACAATTTCTTTTCCAAATTGACGCACCTTGAGAAGAACCATTCCGCCGTTCCTTTGATCACCGCCGCGTGATGTATTGCCTTCAACTGTAAGGATGTTGTCGCCATCAAAACCGACGACAATTCCAACGTGACTAATACGATCTACGCCGTCGTGTGGGAAATCCATGAACGCAAGATCTCCCAATTCGGGCATTGTATGCCAGCGTGAAGTCTCTTTGAATTTGTGAGCTCCTAGTGCTGTTGACACGACCGAGTGAACCTTTACTCCAGCTTGTGCCAGTACCCAATTGCAAAATGACCCGCACCACGGCAAACCATCGGCTTTTGTAAATTTGCCATATTTAGTTATATTTTCCGGCTCTTCAACAACGTTTTGTTCTGCAAGAGCAATTTCAATTGCAAGCGCAGCTGTGCCCTGTGGGTAATTCATGCGAGTAAACTATCAATCTCTTCTTGAGTTAATCCAAGTTTTTCATAAACTGCCAATTTCTTTGCAATTTTGGATTCCAATTGATCATCTTGTTCTTTTGCTGAACGGCGAATTGATATTTGAGCCTTCAATTCATCGCTTGTCATATCTCTTTCAATAACTTCGCCAGTTGCTAAATCAACTTCAATTGCTTTTGCCATGATTAAACTCCATATCCGTAAATGTAAACTGTGCCTGTCATTGTGCCTGAACTTGGAATAAGTGAAAATCCATCGTATGAAGTGGCAACAGCGTGCATTCCCTGCCATGTTTGTGAAATTGTGCGGCTATTTGTGTTATCCCATACGTTTGCAACGCTAAAATATCCTGTTTCTACAGCTTGGAATGGACTCATAAGATCAACAATAGCTCTACCATATTTTAACCCGCCAGAAACTTGAAATCCAGAAGAATCATTGCTTACGTTGCTGGTTTGTGTTGGCTGTGTTCCGGAAGATGAGAAGTTTCTTTGTAACCATCCATAATATGCTGTAGATGAATCCGTGCCAGATGCTCTCATTTTCAAGTAAATATAATCTGTTGTTGTTGCTGAAGTCATATTAAAAAGAATTTGATAATTGACGTAAGATGATGAGAAGCAACTATTGACGTTTAGTGATGACGCCGCCGATAATGTCTGAGTGCTGATTAATGTATAAGATCCGGCAGACGGAGTCGCCCATTTTAATCCGGTTGAAGCTGTTGAATCTGCCTGTAATACTTGACCATTTGTACCGACTCCTAATCTTGCCGGAGTTGCGTTAGCTGTTGCGCCAATCAAATCGCCTTTGGCTGTGACAATTGCATTTTGAATTGCATTTGCATCATCTTGTGTCACCCATGTAAATGCAAGATCTGTTCCACTTGATTTGGATAAAACTTGACCAGTCGTGCCACCTTTTAATCCGACGAATGATGTGTCCACTCCAGATCCAAGTGTTGAAATGGCTGTTGCGCCATTCTTTACAAGATCCGTTGATGTTGGGACTGTCCACCCAAAGTTTGTTGTTGTTGTTGCCATTTCTTCTCCTTATGCGACGACGGTGGCATTTAACCACTCAAGTGTAGGTTCAATCGTGTTCCAAGTCTCAACGACAGGCACATTTGTCCATCTGAATGCCTGAAGTGAATATGCCACCGGAGTGACATAAAGCGAGACAGTCAGCGACTTAATGCCAGCTTGAAATTGCCAACCTTCCACAAAGCCTTGAAAGCTAGATCCCATGTTGACTGGCAAATCTGCAATATTGACTGGCATTCCCATGAATACGCCCAAAAGGTTGTCTCTATCGGAATTGTCAATTCCTGGTGATCCAAGTGGAAATGAAATCTGATTAAAGTTAGCTTGTGGAAAAGCTCTCAATTCTAAATAGAATGCGGCTTGAGAAGTAGCGTCTGCCGAGTTTTCCAGACTTGTCGTAATATTTTGAGCTAGAGTCCCATAAAGCGCAATTGATGTAGCGTCCGAATTTGTTACTTGAGCTCCATTTTTATATGTAAGGGTAATATAATTTCTGACGTCTCCGGCTCTGACGGCTGTTTGAAGTCCGCTGGCAAAAGCATCATTTGCCGAAAGGTTTACATACCCATTGGCAGACAAATATGTGGTTCGATGAGTGCTGTCCGCGTAGCTAATTTGCCCAGCTGAATTCTCATATAGATAGCCCAGTCCGGATGTAGCCAAATCAGACACTAAAGAATAAATGTCCGTGACACTAGATGTTCTTGATGCGAGATCATAATTGCCGGTATCGATTTCGCCCAGTCCTGTATTGAAAGCTTGAGACCATTTTGTTGTAGGATCTAGGTCATTCCATGTCGTTGCAGCCGGTACTTGATTCCATGTAGAAAATAGAGCTGAACTCAAAATTGTGTCTATTTGAACGCCATCTAAGTCTTTGGACAAGACTCCTTCTGTAAGTACCTTTGGAAGCCTTGAAAGGGCTCCTAGAGCCGTAATTGATATGGTTTGGGTGATTCCTATAGACCCGCCGGATTGTACGCCCACAATCAAATCTGTAATGGATCCGCCAAAGATTGCCACCGGCACACCGGCTGAATTGTTCACATAGACTGTCAAAGCTGAATTGATTTGAGCGGCGATTGATGTATCGTTCAGATTTATGAGAGTCAGATTGCAATATCCGGCAATAGCTTGAGTGTAAATATCATTTCGACCAGATCCAATATTGAGATTGGCAAGAGCCACATTTTTGTATTCAACTCCATCGATTTTGATGCTCCACGTCGGAGTCCATAGAGTCATGCGAAAGCAAACCTATTCGCGCCCAAAGTGCCTCTAGCGTTGGATCGATTCAGTACATCAACAATTGTCCGTGCTGTGCCTTCAGCGTCAATTGCGCCGTTGACTGTGATATTTATTGTAGATCCGCCCACGCCGCCATTTGGCACAATTGTCCCGCTAGAACTAGGTACAAAGAGCTCTGCTCCGCGCTCGCCTACGACATACGGAGTCCCTGCCGATACGGATCCACCAGCTGCGCGGAATCCGCCAAACGCTGAAGATATTGCTCCGCTATTCCTGATATGACTGGATTATTTGCTACGAGTGAAATCAATGATTGAATTGCGCCAACCACACTTTTTACAATATTGAACAATCTTTCAAATCCGTTGATGAGTGTGCCAACCACATTAATGACCACTCCCAACGCTATGCCAATTCCTTCTACTGCAAGTTTCAAAACTCCGCCTAATAATGGAGCGACGTATTTTGCCAAGAATGAATAAAGGTCTGCAAATTGATCCTTATTCTTCATAACAGCATCTTTAATTTGGTCAAATGCAAATTTGATGCCTTCAAAAACTGGAATGAATATCTTTTTTGCTCCGTCGATAAATCCCATAAATGCAGAAGTGATGCCCTCTTTGCCACCGATTGAATCAATAAATTGTGTGACAGCTGGAATAACCACATTGACGACGGTATCAATCATTGGTGTAATAGCATCCAAAACAAAAGATCCGATTGTCTCTTTGCCTTCATTGAAGGCAACTTTTAGACGAGCCATCTTGCCAGCAAAAGTATCGGCTTGAACGGCAGCTTGTCCGCCAAAAGTGTCTGCCAATTGCTTTGTAATTTCATCCATTGACATAGTTTTGAGCTGTGCCGATGTAAGTCCAATTCCAAGTTTTGCAAGTGAAGCTGTATTACCTTCAGCTGCTTTTGCCATCGCATTGGTAACGGCTTCCAAAGATTTACCGGATCCGGCTGCTACATCAACAGCAACAGATTGAAGCTTAAGAGCTGCATCTGAGTCTTTTGTGGCTCTAACAAGTCTTTCAAAACTAGGTCGGAGTTCATCATCTGTTAATCCTGTGAGAAGCTCAGTTTTGAGAATTTGACTTTCAACCGCAGCAATTTGAGAATCTGTCGCGCCTGTAACATTTCGTAATGTTGTCGCCAGTTTGGCTTGAGCCTGTTCATCGGCAATTGCGGATTCAACGCCTTGCTTTAGAAGTACGCCAGCATAAGCAAGCGCGGCTGCACTAGCAACGGCAAAAGCCGCTCCAGCCATTTTGCCAAATTTTCCCATTTTATCGCCAAAGCTTTGCACTTCATTTTGTGCGCCAGCGACTCCGCGCTTTAATTCATCAAAGTCCGCGTCAAAGGTAATCTTTACTTTTGGAATGCCAGCCATTAATCAAGCCCCAATTTCTTCACGACGGTTTGAACCATTTCAGCATATTCTCTTGCCACGATTGGCACATAATAATCAACGGCGGGAGTAATCCAGTAACCGCGTTTGTTGGATGGAGCCTTAAATCTGTCCGTGTAGGGACGACCTATTGAGTCGACGCCTTTGTGAGATCCAAATTCAGTTCCCCAAAGTAATGCGCCAGCTGGCGCGGCATTCTGCCTAACCTTTGCGCCTTTGCCTGACTTTGATTGCTCTCCGCCATATTTGCGTCCAACCTTTTTAGATCCGCCAATATCAACACGAATCAATCGATCACGCTTTGCCGTAATTGTCTGCGCGACCAACTTTGTCTGTGGAGCCGGAGCGGATTGGCTGAACATAGTTAATTGTCCAGCTAGTCTTTGTGATAGCGGATAAGCACCATCGCGGATTTCTTGCTGAGAATCTTTGTCAAGTTTATTCAGCAAGCCAATTAGATTGCGAAATTCAACAGGATCAACGGCAATTGAAAATGTTCCTCTACCTGCCTTTGTTGCCATTTCGTTTCTCCAAAATCTCAATTGCTGTGTAAATCTGCTCAGCCGTCTCCCACTCTTTCATTGGAATCCCTGTCTCAATTGCCAGTTCAACCAATACGCGATTTAAGCTTCCGACGGCGTAACTTTTGGGCT